GAGTAAAGATGGCCACGATCGCTTCCTCCGTAACGCTTTACAGCGACAGGTACGAAGCTTTCGATAATCCATCCCTGCCATCCACTCATTCGCTTGTCGTCTGAGGCCCTTGCGGGTCTTGCGACGTCAAACGGTGCGTGGATGACTCCGTTACCGGCGTTAATGGGCCCGTAGAGTCGATGACTCTTCGGAATCCCACGGACGACACGGTAATAAGCAGCCATATAGCGATTATCAGCACGCTGATAACCGTGAACACGGCGAGCAAACTCAACGATTTGGTTAGCCAATCGTATAGCTCCTTCAACATAAGTAATGGACTCCTTAAGATAAATGGGCCGAACATTCTTTCCACAGAAATAGTCAGTCCCGCAGCTTTCAAAAAGAGGCCGCTGGAATAACTTTTCCGTCGATTGAGCGTGAAGCCACAAAACGTGAAGACCTCGACTAAGGCATCGTAATCCTGTGAAGGAACAACGATGTCATCGCCATAGACTTCAACGTCGTGCGTGCGACCGCTCCCTAAGGCCACTACTCCCTCGCTTAAGGCGAAGAAGATTAGTGTCTCAAGAGGAAAGGTATACCCGTTCCCCATCGCTGAAAACTTCTCAAGTTTGATCTTACGACCATCCAAGAGAACGTTCGGTGTCCTTGCTTTCGCAAGGACGTCGAACCAGTCTTCAGGAAGGAGATCGAGTACGAGACACTTAGCAATCGTGTCGCTAGCTGAGCTTAAATCTACGGTCGCAAGACCATCGAAATAGGCTCGTTTCGCGGCGCGTTGGTTACGTGTCTGATCGTGAATTTGCTGACCAAAGACTGAAAGTCTTCTCGCTATATAGCGGCCGATCCCAAGCTGAACATAAATGTTCCACCTGGGTTCGACGCAAATAGCTCGGTCAGTTTTCGCGGTCTTCGGCACAACGGCGAACTTGGAGTAATCGACGAGTTTAGACTCCTCGATATGGTCGGAATCACGAGTATCCGCAAGGTAATCGTGAGACAGCTCCAAAATTCCCGGTGTTGATGTTCCGGAGTGTGACCATTTGTCATACGAGGAGGTATTACCTCCACGAGTGGCCGTGTCAGCACCCGGACCAAAACTAGATTGTGAAAGGTCTAATTTCTCAATCGGACCGAGGATACGGGAAATTTTTCGTGAAGCGTACGAAAGTACGTTTACCACGTGGTTACTGGGTAAACCAGTGCCATTCCAGTATTCTCGGAATCTCTGATTTGTATCCGCGCACTGCTCCTCAGCTTGTAGCCATTTCACAATGGCTGCCTGCCGAGTATCAATGCTCGTTTTAAAATCAGGGAACTTCGAAAGAAAAGAGACACACAGATAATCCGCCTCGAACTGACGGACCTGGTGTTCCAAATAATCGCGAATCGGGAATCTGATATTAATCAGATCCTCGAAACACTCATATTTGAAACGAAGCCAGGCACCGAGAGAGATAGGCGAGTTAGCTGCTTCACAAAGCGACAGAAAGGTCTCATGCAAGGCACGAGATCTCACACGCTCAGAAAGGCGGGGATTTACATCCCGAGTCTTACGAGTTTTGTCGCGAGAGCGAAATTGCAGGGCTTGGCCCGTGCGATTTTGCATTTTTTCTCCTAGTTGTAGCCCTTAGTAGGGCAGTTCGAAGTTCTGAACAGCATCGGTTGCCACGACCGTGTTCGCCAAGAGATTCTTGAGGAACGCGTGCGTGTCTTTCCGCTGCTGGAGCGTCGAACGCTTCGGGAAAGTGAACTCCGCCACACCCAGGCAGGTGTAGGCCACTTTCGGGGCCGGCGTATAACCGGCATCGGAACCGGAGATCACTTCGAGGACAGGGACGCGGACTCGGCACGAGATCTTATAGGATCCGTCCGAGCCTTCGCCCATCTTGTCGCTCAGAGTGACCTCCGGCATGCCGATGGCGATGCCGCCGGTCTTGTCCTGCCACTTGGTGACAGGAACAAGGCCCGTTGGTGAAAAGGTCTTGTTCACAGGGGTTGCCTGGCCGTCGGCCAGGACGAGGTTCGCAAAAGCGGACATGAAACTCCTAGGGAGTAAGTTAGCGGATGCGAACTCCATTTCTGGAGAACGCGCCTCTCAGTAAAGCGATCGCATTCATGGCATGGATCACCGAAACCGGATTCTTAAAGGACGGCAAAGCCGGCCCGGGGAATGTCGATAACAGTGATCTAGTCATACGGCCATAGGCACCGCCGTCTCCGCCAGAGCGGGAGACGAAAGTGTCGGGCCCGAATGGTTGATCGATATACTGGGAGATTTTGTACCAGTAATCGACGCGCTTAGACGAAGAACGGATCCC